GCATACTGGCCTAATGCTCTACTGTATAGACCAGACTTAATCCCTTGTCCTTTAAGCCCACGCCTACCATAAGATGCAGTAAGCTTTGGTACCTCTCCTAAGCCACCAGTAGAAGTAGTACCAAAAGCAGCTTCTTCAAGTCGGGTAATAGGACGTTGACCAGCAGTCTCTGCCAGATAACGTCTATAGGTACTTAGAGCAGCATTTTGGTTATATTGCTCTTCTAAATTCCTTCTTTGTTGTTCAAATAGGCTTAAGTCATATGCCACAATATTTACCTCTTATTATAATGTAAAAAATTTTCCTATTACCACTTGCCAATCGGGCAGACAGCTTGTTTTAATTTAACTTTCATCTTCATAAAACAGCCACATTCTTTGCATTGGGTAGTTGATTTAATAAACTCTGGGCAATCCATACATAAAGAATATCTAGTGTTTTCTTCCTCATCACTAGCGTATTCAGTGTTTGGGTTTAAGAAATCCCAGGGTCTCGTTACTCCTATCTTAGCCTTATATTCCTTCCAAGCTGACACTATTCCTCCGTCAATTTAAATTCTGTACCATCCCAAATCATACCTAATTGTAGCATATTTATCTGTTCTTCTTTAACAGGAATAATTGTTGGGTTTGAATTCATGCCGGCAACTAAAGCTTCATAGTTTTTAGCCACTCCTAAAACGCCAGTAAATTCACCATCTACTACACATGCAAAAAAATTAAATTGTTCACTCATTGTATTCTCCTTCTGTTATGGGAAGCATATTCCAGCACCTGAATTATACCAGTCTCCCCAGTATGTATTACCTGCTACGGAAGAGCAATCACAGCCTTGACAAGCACCACCGCAATTAGGTCCTGATCCACCAGATGCTCCGCATCCACCAGTATAGTATGTTCCATTACGCGCTTGAGATACACAGGTGTACTCAGGTCCTCTAGGACAGAAGCATCTACCACCAGTAACCGATACACCTATGCAACATGTGCAGTTAGGCAGTGGCACATATCCACAAAATCCTGGTATTTCTCCTACTGGTGATAGGTAACTACCGCAACTTCCATCGGCAAGTCTATAATTTAATTGAGTATTAACGCATGCATTCTCTAAGAATGTTCCGTATGGTGCACAAACAACTGGAGGTTGATATCCACATTGAGGACTATTGTATTCTAGTATTTCGTTATACGTACCACCACTACCATCAGCACGTAGGTTAAAGAGAGTAAAACCACTGCATTGGTTTGCTGCAAGTAACGTGCCATACGGAGGATAAACCACTGGAACAAACGGAGTAACAGCATTTGATGGAGCTGTAGTTGCAGTTTGAATTCCATAACTAGTTGTCCCAAATACCGTAAAAGTGTAAGACGTTCCATTTGTTAAACCAGCTACTTCAATTGGCGACCCTGCAGCAACACCAGTAAATCCACCTGGTGAAGAAACAGCAGTATAAGATATAGTTTCTTTACCAATAAAGGATGGAGGAGTAAAGGTAATAACTGCTCGAGTGTTTCCAGCCGTGGCTGTACCAATCACTGGATTCCCTGGAGTAGAACCTCCGCTGTCAATGAATGCAAGAAGTGGCATTACGCGCTCAAGTCTCCTAAGAGTACCCAAGTATTTGCAAGTCTTTTAATTAAAACAGCACTTGTCCATATACCACGTGTTCTACCATTTGAAGGGTTAGAATTTAAAGTAACACCACCAGTTGGAACAAATGATATTTGTCCTGCGCCAGTTTGAAGGAATGTTATTTGTGTGCCAACTGGAAAATCTACAGAAGAATCAAGTGGGATTGTTACGGTAGCTAAAGATGGAGCATCAATCTCTATGAGTTTACCATCATCTGATAATGCTAAAACATAACTAGCAACTAAACTATTTATATCTAAGTGAAAAACAATATTACCTGCTGTTACAATTCCAGAAGATGGAGTTGGGACGCTTACCGTTCCTACTACAATGCTTGATGCAGTAGCTGCACCAATATTAGGTGTAGTTAAAGTTAATGAATTAGCAAGCTTAACGCTTGTCACGTTGCCATCAGCAAGGATTGCAGTGGTAACAGCACCAGCAGCAAGAGTTGCAGTTCCTATTGCTCCTGTCGCATAGTTTTGACCATTCTGTAATTGTGTAACAAAGTTTGCTATTGATGTATTGTTCGCGTTATGTTGTTCAGCAATTACTGGTTGCCCAACCTCAAACGTATATTGGATATTGATTGGTATGGCCATTATTAAGTACTCCTAATCTTTCTTCTCTTATATTTGTAAGCTATTGAATTTAATCCCCATTTTCTACCTGGGAATTGGTCTTCATATGTTGTTTGATCTGGACCTAAGAATTGCAATTGTATTGCAAAACCTCTTCCAAGGGGTGAAATACCTTTTCTTTTAAGTGCTGCTCCAGCCGTGGTAAATCCATATGTTGCATCATTAGGATCTAACGGTACAGGTGCTGGATCTGCTACATATACTTCACCAGGACTGGTTGCTGTTGAATACACTGCACCACCAGATACAGGTGATAAAAATATACTTCTAGTTCCACCAATTGGAGTAGATTCATCATAGTTTTTATAGCGATTTAATCTAACAATTGTATCGCTAGCTACATCTTTAAATACAAAATAAGGACGAATAAAAGTTTTTAACTGTGCGTATGTTGCATCGCTAAACCAAGACGTAGTATAGTATGACGGAAATCTTCCATTAAAACCTTCACCTGGTGCTATATCGTCACTGGTATTATTATAATCATCTACATAATAAACATATGGGAAATCATCATCTTGACCTGTCATTAAATAATATGGCGTGTCATCAGATGTTCTCCAATCACAACCAGAAAGTAATGCAAAACCAGCTACACCTGCAGGTACTTCAGCTTCAAATGAAGGTGCAGTTTGGAACATTGTATAAGCACCATTAGGTCCAATGGTTGCATCAAATATTAAATTAACAGATGCAAAATTTGGTGGTGCTCCTTGAGTGTTTGGACGGTATGGCAACGATATCCAAACTCTTTGGCGTACAAATGAAAGTGTTATACTATTAGTTGCAGTAGGATTAACTTCACCGTTAATGATGATTGGCCTTATGCGTTCAAAAATATCTTGTACTCCATTACGATTATAAAAATACAATCCTTGCGGCCAGTCGAAGAAGTACACTCCACCATTGCCAGCAACAGCTTGTTGTGGTATATCAATGCCTAAGTTAGTTGTAACTTCTACAAGTTGAAATGAATCAGCATCATAACCCATAAGAAGATAAATAGCTTTTTGCTTAAATATCATAAGCTGACCATCAACTATTTGAATACCACGTATACCATCTCCACCAGCAATAATATCAATATAGTCATCTTGGAACCAGTTCTCTGGTGAGCTTTCATGTGACCAACGTAATCTATTAGGATACGCTGTACCGTCTTCATAAGTATTAGCTACAAATAATTTATTAGCATGAGCTATTGTTAGTTCTGCGCGAGGCATATAACCACCAACTGGTAATTGATATGGCTGCCATGTTGGACCAGATGCAGTTAGTAAAGTTGCGTAAGTATCTCCTACAGTCCACTTATACATGTTTGGTGCATCTTTACCAAGTGCAATATAAAGAGTATCTTCCCACTGTGTAAATGATGCACCATTTAAAGAATAAACATTAAGTGGTGTTAATGATGCGCTATTTAAATAACTGAAGTTGCCACCAGAAGAAACATAAACTCTGCCATCTATTGGTGTTGCTGCATCTTGTAACCCAGTTGATAACATTATTTGTGGAGATGATAAATACTTATAATTATAAATTGTTTTAGGATTCCATGTCCCATCGTGTGCTATTGCAGTAGAATTTTTTGTTTGAAAGCCGGCACGGGAAAACACACCACCACGTGGGTCAATTTCTACATTAAGCATTCCTGGTGATTCATTAGGCTTTAACTGGAATTGGTCAGCACGAAAGTTAAGCCCACCGGTAAAGTTAAAAGCTTCTTGTACTATAATGTTAGCCATTATTTACCAGGCTGTTCCGTATGCGGGACCATTGCCTGCACCTGGGGATACCCTTATTCCTGGACCCAATCCATAACTAGATCCGCTAAGTTGTAATCCACCAGAATAAATTATTGGTTGATTACTAGATGGTGCTGTTAGGTAATCTTGATAGTTCTTTAAGTTCGTTACAAATTGTTCTCTATAAACTTGTGACATTTCAGCATCTTCTTGGAACTGATAGATGCGTGACATTGTATAAGCAATTAAGCATGCTTGTAATTCATTGTCTAAGTCTACATATGCAGTACTGTTTGGATTATTTTGGTTAGCATCAGACAACCAGTTTAAGTTTGGTTGACGGTATCCTCTGATCTGCAATAAGTATGTTTGGTTTGGGCGCGGCCATAGATACAACGAATTTGAATACAAAGAGAAATAAGCTGGAATATTAATTTGATTATTAGAACCTATCCAAATTCTTTCAGCTTGATGTTGACTAATATAAATTAACTCAAGACCAAAACCAGAATACTCTTCAGTTCCTTGAATAGCAATAACATTAGTTAATTCTTTAATACCAGGAATTGGTGTAGGAGGACTAGTCTCCTCATCTACGTATCCTTCTAAGCTATATGGTACGTCAAAGTCTACAATAGTTGCTGGTGCATATGAGTTTGTAACAGTAAATACTGCCTCATCACCAAATATAAATGGAGTTCCTTCAGTTACCGTAGTAACATAGTTGGCTTCAAACCAAGGCCAACGGGTTTCAGAGTCTACAATTGTTTGGAAACCTTCTTTAAGAAATTGTACTACTAGGTCTTGGCTAATGTCATCAGTGTTTTCATTCGGGCCAATTGCTAATTGAGAAAGACTTTCAAGCAGTGATATTAAATTAAAACAATTTAAACTACCCGTTGGATCTATTGCCATATTAAATTCCTATTCTTTAGACTTTGCTTCTTTTTCCATTCGCTTAAGATGACCAATGCAGAAGTCTGTCCCTTTAGCTTTAGGTGCGCGGCATCTCTCTTCTTTAAGATTAAAACCAATACAAGTAGGCATTGCAGCAACATACTCAATACCAGAAGGCGGAGCAGGTTCAGTATTAGATTGAATAAAGCTAGGCATAATGCTTGCAACATCTTGTCCAACTTTTGGAGAATTATACATCTCACATCCTGCTGGAACTTGACTTGTAAATACTGGTTGTCTTGTCATATGTTTAATCCTTCGTTCATATTTTGTTCTCTATATACTATATAAAATTTTTCATTAAAAGGAAATAGCTGGCACTAAGAGGGTTGCCCGAAGGATGAACAACCTTTCAACTCTTAGCACCAGCTAAACCTATTTTAACTAGCCGAAGCTAATTAAGTTTATTATACGTCAGCCGACAAGTAGCCTTGACGTGAACGGTTGGAGCAGGTAAGCTGACCGTAGGCCAATACGATGGCGTAACGAGCGTCTTTCTGCGCAACTGTACCTTGCTGGAATGGAGTACTGGTAAACCAGTGACCATTCATACCAGTAAGCTTGAGGTACTTCGTATTGAGGAAGTACATCGATGCGTTGGATGATTGGTTGCCTGGCATTGCCAAGTCGTAAACGACTGGGGTTTGCTTGAACATCAAGTTCTGGAATCCAGCATTTGCTTTTGCAACGTCCTGGTAACGTACGTTTGGTGTCAACAGAGACTCATACTTGCTGAACAATGGCTCAGTTGTGATGATGATATCTGGTGTGTCGTTACCCTTCGATGCATTGTTGTACACGTTTGCCATGTTAACAAGGCTCAAAGTTGCGTTTTGTATTCCTGCTGGAATGGTTGGGTTCCACCATGATTCGGTTGCTGCGTCAATGCCACCAATTGCTGTGTTCAATGAACCAGCAAAACCGCCGATACCATTAAACTCGAGTGGGTTGGTTGTACCGTCGTTCGAGCTAAGGAGCTGGTCGTTGACGAGCTTCTTGATCGACATTTCGGCTTGCATAATTTTAGCATTCAGCAACTTGATGATTGCTTCTGTTCCACGGTTCTTGGCTTCTTCGATACCGCTAATTGCAATGGATGCAGCAATCTGCTTCCAGTTGTAAATAGCAGCTGTGATGCCTTCTTGTGGTGTAAGCAAGATGTTATCGTAGTCAGCGTACGATGCAGCAGTTGTGTTTTCCTCATAGAGTACTGGCTCAACTATCTGGGTTCCGCCTTCTTCCATAACAACTCTTCCACCTTGATTCATGTGGTTCAAGAGCACTAGGTCCTTGAATATGTTGTCAACCAGCGTTGGCTGGTAGTTTTGCAATGTCGTTGAAAACAGTGCATTCATGTCTACAGTGTTCACGTTTGGTGAGGTCACGTTATTCTCCTTGTAATGTTAGTGTTTTGGTTAAAGCCCCAAACCTTTTTTGGCTTGTTCAAAGGCTTCAAATACTGTTTTAGGTTGAGTAGTAGTAGCTGGACTTCCACCCTTAGAAGATGAGCCTGTGGAAACAATTGTTGCCGAACGCTTAGCTTGAACTCTAGCTTGTTCATCGGCCAGTTTTTTGCTGGACTCAGAAGCTTTAGAATAAACTTTATCAAAAGTAACCTGTTTAAAGATTGCTTCTAAATCAGTTGACCCTGTTGCTAAAGCTTTAGCTACAACTTCATCTGGATTAAAATCTTCACCGTACTTGCTTTGTAAAGATTCAATAGTTCTTTGCAATTCATCCATAGCTTTTGATTGTTCGAAAGCTGCAATTCTTTGCTCTAAACTACGGAATTGCTTCTCAGCTGGATCCATCCATTCTTCCTCTTCAGGTTGAACATTTAGACCATATTGCTGTTGAAGCAACTGCAAGGTAGCAGCTGGGTCGTTTTGCAGAGCTTCCTGCAACGCACTAGCATACTGTACTTGCTTTTTTTGTTCACTAAGTTCCTGTGTCTTACGGGTATAATCCGCTTGACGTTGGTACCCAGCTAGAGCCTCCTGTAAAGGGACTGTGACTTCTTCTCCATTAACTTGGATTTTGACGACTTTGTCGGCAACATCTGTATAGTCAAAAAAATCTGGCTCTTCTATTACGCCTGCTTCGCCTAATTCCTCGACTTGTCCATCTTCGACAATGGGGTCGATTACTTCAGTACTAGCACTAGCATCATTGTTTATATCACTCATTTGGAGTCCTATCCTTCTAATTGGTTGTTCCTATATATATGTAAAGTTTTTTACATAAACCTTATTGTTGCGGCGCCTGACCTTGTAAGGCAGCCAATAATTCTGGTGGTAGACCAGCTAATTCAGGTGGCAATTGTTCTTGTGGAGGACCACCTTGACCGCCTAGTAAAGCAGCTAGCAACTCAGGTGGCAGACCAGCTAACTCAGGTGGTAATTGTTCCTGTGGTGGGGCAGCTTGACCACCTTGTAAAATAGCCAATAATTCAGGAGGTAAACCCTCCATGCCGCCTT